ATATTCTGCTGGATACAGCATAATCGAGAAGGCGTCAAATTCGTCGTTTGACAGACCTACTCGATACGAAAATCTAGCAACTTCTAAGAATGCTCTTTGGATAGTCTTAAATGGACGCAATGCAGAGTTACCCCTGTTGTCAATTGCATCGGAAGCATCAAAGTCATCAGGGTTAACGTAAATAATACGTCCCGTACGGGACGTAATAATATTCTTAAGACGGGTTAGTGCCATTTCTTACGCTGCTCTTTTAGTTATTTATTATATCAGGGATCAGGGAGCGCCACCGCCGCCACCGCCACCGCCGACGCCACCATAGTCAGCAACGTTAACTCTAGTGGTGAAGGAAGTAGAAACATCCTCAAATCCTACAAGGTTAAATACGTTGTTTTGTGTTACAGAATTTACAATTAATTTCTGTCCAGGACCAACAACCAAAGAAGTTGTGCGATCAACGTTATTTGCAGCATTGGTTTTACCAATAATGATATAACTTTCAGCATCAACATCAGAAGATCCTGCAACCACAGCACTCACAGTTGCAGTGTTTCTAGTTGCAGTTTGCGAAATTGGGTTGTCTCTGAATGTGTTAGTGCCTGCAAAGTTTCCAGATCCTGCACCAAGACATACACGCAATTCAGTGCCAACGTAACTACGGACATAACCATATGCACCTGCAGTTTCTGCAGTAATAGTATATGTAACGTCGTTGATTGTAAATGTATCGGTGTTAGGGACCAGAGTACCATTAAGATTATAGATGTAAATACCAGTGTAAGTATACTGGTTTGAAGTGCTCAGGACTCTGCTAGTGCCACCGTAGATAGAGTTGCCAGCAGTGCCTGTGCCACCATCATAGTAATACAAACTACCAGTAATACCAGTGCCAGAAAGGTCGTATTGGACATATGCACCAGAGCTACCTGCTGTGCCGTTACTAGTCTTATTGGTAGTATACTCGGTGCCATCATCAATAGGAGTGCCACTACCAAAAACACCATCAGGACCCCATTCACCATTGGCAGTAATAGAGAGTTTGAAGTCTCTACCTGACATAGAAGAGTCAGCGAGATTAAAACGGTATGCGCGGTCAGAGAATACTTCCAAACCATTCAAGAAGTAATCGTAAACACCGTTTGCTGTCGTTACAGAGAATACAAACGCTTGCACTGCTGCTGCAATACCACCAGATGAAATGGTAGCACTACCACCGAAGGACGTTGCTACAATATCACCATCAGCAAATTCTGCACCAGATCCATTAATAGTGGAGGGACCAATATAGAGAATTGTATTTGCACCGCTATCATCTACAGCAAATACGGTTGCCTCTGTGTCATCAGGAGCAGTGCCAGTTGTAAGGACTTGACCAACTTCAAAGTTACCAGTAACTGATTCAATGGTAATTTGACGAAGAGCAACATCTTTTACAAAAATCTCAGTAAAAGCAGGGACATAGAATGATTCAAACTGGAAGACTTTTTCCTCATCTTCAGTTGTAAGTGCAACACCAGATGTAAATCCAGAGTTAGCAGTCATATTTGTATCAACTTCAATACGATATGCTGTGATTACATCACCAGAATGAAGAAGATAATTAGCAGAGTCCAGAGTCAGTTTCTGATCCCAATCTTTCAGTGCTGCAGAATATGCAGATCCTGTGCCGTCGTTTGCAACCGTTAACACAGCACTGGCAGATTGACCAATAGGTGCTTTGTATAAGACCGTATTAGTATTCGCCGCTGGCTTCGATTGTGCAAGTAGTCCTGTTTTTGCCATGGTTAGTTATTAAAATCCTGCGTAGAAGAATTGTTGTTGTCTGGTCCTACCAGTTAAGTTTGCGGCACCAATACCAGCACCAAAGTTAACGTCGTCAAGAGAAACGTTTTCAGTAGAAAGCAGGGTTGCATCTGCATCAGGGAAGCGAATCTCTCTAATATCAGTCAAGTTGTCAGTTTTAATAGCAAGTGTGCCAACTGCAATTGCACTCTCTTTTACCAGGGGTTGATAGAAAGTTTTATTATCAAGGTTTTGTGTGGCCTTTTCGGTGACAATGACGTTATTCTCACCGATATTTGTATTTAGGGTCTGAGTTTCTGCAAATTCAAACGTTTGGTTTGTTTGAGTATTAGAATTAGCAATACTAAAAGAAAACTTCTTAGTATTATCTGTAGGATCTTGGAAGATCATCCCCTCAGTAGTTTTGTTGGTAAGGATCTGTGTAGTATCCGTGCCAACCAATTCAATACTAAAATCAGGAATAGTAATTGTCCTGTTTGCTGTTAAAGCATCAGTATTGAATTGTGCCCAGAATGCATTTGTTTCTGCATTAGGGACAAGTTTCGCATTGACAAAGGACTTAGAAAGCAAAGTTTGCTCAGTCTTTGTGTCAATTAATGTAGAACTTGTAGCAGTAGGTTCTGTAGATGTCGTGATAGGACCAGGATCTGGCAGGAAGTAGGATCTACGAAGTCCTGCTGAATCGGGCCAGTTAATTTGGAAGATTGCTTCCTCATCACCATCTACAATAACAAAGTTATCCTCATCAATGAGAAGAGTTTTGTTTCTCAGAGTTTGCTCAGTATCATCACCAACCAAAATTGTGCCACTACCAACCGTAATAGGAGGTAACGTCATGATTCTGGTGTTTGTGCCAGTGCCTACGTTACTGACTTCAAATCTTGCTCTAGGACCCTGAGCATCTTCAAGGATGAATTCGCCATCACCCATGACAAATTGACCAGTTACCTTAACGGCACCTGTGCCTTTCGGTGCTAACACAATGTCAGCATTATCAGCACTCGTGTCTATTGCAGTAATATAAAGTGAAACAAATTCACTGCTGTTTTGAATTCTACTGAAATAGAATCCACCATCGCCAAATGCAACACCCATTTGATCATATGCATCTTGATATAGACCAGTATTTCGGTCCAAGTCAAAACAAAGTCCAGGCTCTTGTTTAGTGCCTTGGGCAACACCTTTGAAAAGTTGATTGATTTTTGCTTTTCTGTTGGGAATCAGAGGGTCAGAAACAACCACTGGAAGAATTGCTTCTCCAGATAGATTGGAATCTGAAATTGTTTCCAACTGAGAGATTTTACGGGTTCCCACGAATAATCACACGATTTGCTACAGGTCTATTTATACTCTTCCGAAGGATAGAGTTCGTTGTATTTGAGGAAGCGGCGAATGTTAGGAGGAATACCTAATGCATCACAGCAATCATTGTAGTGCTCCCATTCTTTTTGCAACTCAGATGGGATCGATTGGTCTGTTTCCGAGGATGAGTTCTCTGAATTGCTCATACTTTTGCACCTTATTCTTGTGGTAGTCTAGCATTTCTTGCGTCTCAGCAATCAATTCCTCATAAAATTTACGAGGATTAACATCATCGTCATCGAGATAATCAGAAATTACATCTGCCAAACGACAGCGACGTTGTTTATCATATGTTTGATCAGGTCCTAAGAAGGGATGATCACTTACCGATTCCATAGTCATCTGCTTCAGATTCAAGTTTGCGAAGGTCATTGTGTAACCGTTTGAGTGCTTCGGTCATCTCAGGAGTTTCTTCCCACTCCCAAGTATCACCTTTGCTATTTTTACGAGACTTTTTCATAATTTCTCTCTCCTCTGGTGATAATTTTCCCAACTCTACTTTCCACCAGGGAGCATAGAGTGGATACTTATAATTTACCATTTTCCGATAGGGCAATGCATTTGTGGGATTCTTACCTTAATAGGCATAATACAACCACATTTTGCACAGCGACTAAAACGTTGCAAAAACTCACAATCTCTGCATATTTTCATTCGTGCATCAGCACTAATATTTTTATTGTTAGGGACGGTCATAACAATTGATACTTTTACACTGAAAATATTTATACTCCCCTTCCTGGGATCGAACCAGGGACCAATTGATTAACAGTCAATCGCTCTACCGCTGAGCTAAAGAGGAATATTAGGGGGCGCTCTTTCTATGCAGAGTCTTTAGGTACTCCCCCATGGAGAATAGCGGACTCGAACCGCTGACATCCTGCTTGCAAAGCAGGCGCTCTACCAACTGAGCTAATTCCCCTGAAAATAACCGCTGATGCGTCCATCAACGGTAGCAGTCAAGAAGGATCCCACTTCTCTCTCACATGGGTTGGATTTCCGATTCTTTTTTCTCTCGGAGATGTGAGCACGGGTGTCGCCATCCCGTTTAAGCCAAACAACGGACTTGAACCGTTGACCTACGGTTTACAAAACCGTTGCTCTATCCAGCTGAGCTAGTTTGGCGTTCTTCTTTGGATGTTTTGAAGTAGAGTTTATAATACCTCTGCTTCATCTCATCCAGTATAGCATTATCCTCGTCAAATGCCATATATTTAGTGAGTTGGTAACATCCTTCTAACTCAGAAATAAGTCTAAGAATGTTGACTGATTTACGAGGCAATCCGCCGTGTGTCCAGTGAGTGTGATCAGTCATTGACGAAGGGGCCAAGGACCGAAATAGTCTTCCTTATCAAGATCCAAATACTGATACAATGCTATATGTAGGTGCCAATAGCGAAGATACCAATCAGCAATCAGACCATACATTGGTAACTCATGGTAATCATTTTCATTTTGATGAAGCATTTGGATCAGGGTTTCTTTATCCATAGTAGGAGCGGGGGGACTTGAACCCCCACGAGATAATTCTCAACAGATTTTAAGTCTGGTGCGTCTACCGATTCCGCCACGCTCCCAGAAAAGTTGCCTAGAAGAAAGTGGCAACAAGGACAATACGTCGTTTGTCAACAGGAGGACGCATACAATGCAAACCTTCAAACAAAACAATGTCATCCTCAACAGGATAGAAAATTTTATTTGCTGAGTTAAGATTTGCAGATTGCGGAACAGTAGTCATAGGGTTGTCCTCATCAATTAACACCGTCTCACCACCTGCATCAGTCAAGTAGATAAGAATGTTTTTATGTGGGAATGGGTGATCGTTGTGAGGAATGGATAAACGGCGATCCCTAGAAGGATGCACACAATTTGCGTTGAATCTCAAAAGAGAATTTACATTCAAGTTGTTAGCATCAATAATTTCTTCCAGAAGTGGATAATACTTCTGCATGAAAATAGATTGCTCCACTGGGTAATAGGTTTGACCCATACCCAACCACTTAGGACGTGCAAGAAAGGTGTGACTATAGAAAGGAATATCCTGATAATGACCTGTATCCTTATCTTCTGGAGTTGCAGAAGGGTTATAAAACCACGGAAAATCTGCACTCAGAGTAAGAGATTTCAATTCATTATACAGAGGAGAAAATGTATTCTCCAGTCTCTCAAATTGACTCATGAATGTTGCTCTCTTGCTTGTATATTATATATCCTTGACCCCAACGTTGTCAAGGAATTGCTTTCTAAACTCCTCAACCTCATTGACTACTTCATCACTGATGGGAGGACCAGATTGCACAATTGGTGCAAGAATTACAGCAGCACCATCAGGTCTTTCGATACGCCAAACGCAACGATTGCGCTCACACATATCTACCAGAAACTCAAGATACTTCTCTGCTTCTGCTTCAGTTATTCGGATAGTGTCATTCATTCTTTTACAGAAAAACAATAGGTCAACATGTCAGGATCAAGGATATCCTGAATTTCAGAAACGGTCTCAGTAAATCCTTCCAGACCCTCATCATCCCATCTCCAATTTACAACTTTGTCGTTTCCTTCGTTGTCCATGAGTTTGATCTCACGTTTGGAGAAATTGATGAATACCTGCTCTAGGTCGGTCATTGGGTGCCTCGTTTACCCACATATCATAGCACACTGCCGCGGCCGTGTCAATTCAATTTGATCGTGGGGGCAGTCAAGACCATCGATGCCTTAGAGGTCAGAGTCATTGCGCCAGTCGCGTCAAGCGTCATGGCAAGTGCGGCAGAAGCAGTAATTGCACCCTTAGCAGTGAGAGTGATCGCTGTCTGAGTATCTGTGCTCCAACTCATAGAGTTAGTAATCACTGCACCCTGTGGGTTAGCAATAGTGAAGAGTGGGGTAGTGCCAGCCTGCGTGAATGTAACTGGACCAATACAGTTAACATTAAATCCTACCGATGATCCTGCACCCACAATAGTAAACTGCACACCAGAGGCAGCACAGTTAAACATGCCGCCAGAGAAAACATGCTCACCACCACTATGCTCTTGCACACCACACATATTGTTGTAGTTTCCACCCTGAATTTTATGGGTGTTAGCAGAAAGTGTATATTCTGAAGCGTGTAGAGCAAGACCTGCACCTTGAACCTTTACCTCAACATCAGATCCAAAGGCAATTGTATGTTTTTGAGGTTTTGTGTTTTTACTAGTGTCTTTACCCTCATCATCAGTTTGAATCTTAGGTCCACCAGCAGCATGTATAAAGAATCCCCCACCAACTTCCAAATGGAAGTCACCAGCAACTTTAAGACGATAATCTTCACCAACTGTAATAGCGTATGTTGAATCAACTGTCTTACAGTCGTCACCATGAGTTTCTTGAGTGTAGTTTCCTGCTTTGATAGAGTGGTCAGCAACGAAATTTGCAGTATCATCCTGCTCGCCAGATTTACCCTTTTTCTTACTCTTAGGAGTATTTTTCTTTACATATTTTTCAACTTCCTTTTCAACTTTTTCAGGATCAGTTACTCCCTGCGCTCTAAGTTCTGCTCGTGCTCTTGCCTCAGCAGCGACTTTCTGATTAGTTTTTACAGAAATATCAGTAGATCCAGATGCAGTCTTTTTAACAGTTGCCTGCTTACCAGGGGTGCCAATATTCAAGTCATAAGCACCACTCAGATAGTTTGTTGCTTGTGTCATGTAAGGCAGAGCACATTCCATGATACCGTCAAGGAATGAAGTGCCCAGCTTATCGGTGCCACAGTTGCCCAGTAGATTACCAATATCTACTTCACCAAAACCATCATTATCTAACTCAGGTCCACATGCAGTCATTCCGAAGAATGGATACCAACCCATGTTGTCATCACCACCACTGGGTTTTCTTCCACACTCTTGATCAGGAAGAAGACCAATCAATGCTGTCAAGAAACTCAAAATACTGGTGAAATTCATCGTCGATGGATTTGCAGCAGTTGCATCTGTCATGATGCCTTCACCAGACGATGCTGTGCCCAGAGCATCGGAAGCGGCACCCAAATCAACATCGCCAAGTCCTTGTATCGCGCCAGACAATTCAGTTACAGCTCTAACCATATCAATGATTGTCTGCAGTGTATCGATAAGATCTTGGACATAGCAAAGAATCGAATCAAGGAGTTTTTCAAATGAGCTGATTGCTGCTTCTGCAACACTAATCACCTGATCCAGGACTTGATCAATAATATCTGCTAATGCTCCAATAGGATCTAAAATAAAATCAATAAGTGCATCATCAATACCACAAAGTTTATCCAAAATTGCAGCAATGATTTTCTGGATAGCAGTTATTGTAGGTCCAGGAATGCCTAACACACTACCCGCTTGTACTGCAGATGTTAACCCTTCAATCTGTGCTTCAACACCTTCTCTAATAGCAGCAACAACTTGAGCAAAAACTCCACTCAAAAAGTTTCTTAGTTTTGCGGTGAGTGTCTCAAAAGTAATTAATTTACCTTCAACAATATCAATGAAATCACCCTCTTCATTTTTGGTCAAATTGCCTGCTGTGGTAGCAATATCTTCTACCAAGTATTGCAAACCAGTCATTAGGGTGCCCATAGGACCCTTAACACCATTTGCTGCAGGGACTTGAGCATTTCTGGGTTTTTGTGCATTAGCAGAACTACCAGAAATACCAGATACGTTTCCTAAGTTTGATGGTGCTCCACCCGATCCAGGGACCTGATCATCACTAGGAATTTTAACGCTATTATTCTGAGTTGGTTGTGCATAATCTGCTGTGCTGTCTGTAGCACCATATTCTGAAGAAGCAGGGTTTGGAGCAAGATCTTTCGGAATTTCCTCACCTGTTAAAGCAAACTTTCTCTTTTCATCTGCATCGCCTTTATTCATGCGAAGCACACCCATAACAATGGGCATTTGTGCCGATTCTCCATCCATGAAGAATCCCATAACAATTGCGCCAGGTTGCAATTGACCTGATGATTCGCCTTGACCATCATTACCCGCTTGGGAAGTGTGCTGCAGCACTGTTGCCCACGGGATTTCTTCTGTAGGGAGTCCTTCTGCACTACCACCATTGGGATTGGTGTAATAATGAAGTACTCTACATTTTACTCGACCCAAATTCATTGGATCGGCATTATCCTCAATTTCACCTACCCACCAAAAGAATCCGTCTTTGCCAGCAAAGGCATTTGACTTCTCCTTAATAATGCCATCAAGACTCTTAGTTGCCATAACTTTTTATTAGATATTTATTAGAAAAACCTAAAATGCCAATTTTTTGGCGGGATTTTTTTCGCGGTTTTCTGTTAAACAAAGGTGAAATTATATATGGGAGATACAGGATTCGAACCTGTGACCTACTGCGTGTAAAGCAGTCACTCTACCGCTGAGTTAATCTCCCGCACAAATTTATATAGGTCCCAACCGCCAAAGACCTTATCACCATTTTCATCAACCCCTTTGTCTCTAGATTCCAAACCAACTTTAGTTAAATTGATTTCAGATATCACTTTAGCATTGCCTCTTACGATGCAATTGTCTCCGATTAACTTTCCAATCCATTGGTTGCCATCGAATTTAAATATCATATCACAATTTCCATCTCTTGTCCAGTCTAGATGGTAATTTTCTACCACCACAGTATCTTCTGAAACAACTCGGATTTTATGATTTCTTTCTCGGTATGGCATATGAGACTCATGCCTATACCATTGCTTTGAGTGATACCCATTAGAAACTTTCTCCCAGACTATACAGACCTGGGAGAATCTAGATGGATAAGTTTGTGCCTGGTGCCAGTTGTTGTATTTGCCTAACAGATAACTTTCAAATTTAGTCGTCGTACATTCTACATTCATCTGCATCAGGTTCCATCTCACAATAAAGCTCTAAAGCAGTTGGATCGTGATGGTCTCCTGCTTCGATTTCTTTTTTATGATTTTCTACATATACTTCTAGCTCATGCAACTCACCTTCAATGTGACGACGTTGCTGTGGCGATGTTGTGGGATCTTGAAGAATCTCCTTGTCTTTTTCGATATGCTTCTCAACGCTTTCCATGGTTGGTATAGCTCCGTTACTAAATTATTTATGTGACTATTCTACTTCTTTCCTCGGAGTGTGTCTCTATATACTAGCATTTCCGTATACATTTCCCTACCATCCCACTTATGCCTGACTGCTGCGATCAAATATCTTCCACTATACTTTGTGTCCGTCATTGGTTTTTCACCCTTCACTTTATTCATAGGAATCACAATATCAATACCCTTTCCTGCATATAAATCAGTGTTTCCAGGAACAGTTACTAAAAGTTGAATAGTTTTTAATGTTTGCACTCTTGCAAACTGATATGACTGTAAGTATGGAAGTTGCTCATACAACTTGTTGTCATTCTCTGCTGCTGTGGCATCTTGACCGTCTGCAACTCTATTGGGAAGAAATGTGTGTCTAATTCTTCTAGGAGTTTTCATTAAACCCACCGTTTGATCAGAAAACTTACCATACGGATCATGCTTTGCACTCTTTCCATCTAGGTGCTCCATCTTACTCCAGAGCTCATCGACTGAGTATGTGTATGTGCTACTAGTATTCTCAGATTCAACACTAACCAAAGAGTTTGAGAGGACAGTGGGATCTAGAGCAGAAGAATGTCCTGCCCATGTGCCATTTCTAAGTCCCTCTAAGATATTCCTATCGGAAACATACTTGACAGTGTTGATTTTATACAAATCAGCTGCCTCTTGTCCAGCCTTTTTCGGAGAATACACATATTGATACAATTTAGCTTCACCGCTAGTCGTATCAGTCTCACTATCATACTCCTGCTTATTGATGTCAGCAATCATCTTATCAATAGACACAAAGTTATATCCCATTCCATTTTCAAAAAACAGAAATCCATTTTGAGGATCTTTGCTTTTTCCAGACTGCTTTCTAACTGATCTTTGGGCAACCCAATAGATTGTGTCAAACCATCTCCAGTTACACAAAATAAATTCATGGGAGTTATCGCCTGGTTCAATAAAACACTTCTTCTTCGTCTTCATGAATTTAGAAGTACCACTCTCTTTGCCACGCAATATTCTCTCTACGATGTCATGAGACTTATCTTCTTTGTTGAATACAACCTTTGATGATCCAAATAAATTAGATACTTCATTTGCTAAAAACTCTGGTGAGCAACACTTGACTGTATACAGATCTGTGTTATTCTGACGAGATCTATTTTCAATGGAGTATGATTGCAATGGATAACTAATTGTCCCTTGCTGCGTTGTGTAAATCAGTTGCCAAATCTCATCACCTACAAGCGAATTGATCAGATTGGCACTGTCCATAATGTTGATTTCTGCTTGAATACCAGCACCATTAATAGACTGTATTACGTTACAGGTAACCACAAAGTCAGCTAGATCAGATGCACCAGAGCTGTTTGTTTCAAGTTGCCCATCACGAATAAGACGTAAGTTAAATCTTCCGTCTGTAGCAGATTCTCTTGCAGATTGCTTTGCCATTTTACTGTCCTAAAATATTATTAGAAGAATTTAATTGATCGACCAAACTTACATCATCACTAGATCTGGGCAGAGTCTGAGTGTTAACACTGGGAGTGCTTGCAGACTGTGCAGATTGCATTGCCTCAGCAGACTCTCGTCTCAATTGTGCTACCATGGCATTTTGCTTGGCAACGGTTAAGGAGACTGCTTGCAGTCCTTGCGTGCCCATGCCAGTATTAGTTCTCACCTCAGTATTTACATCATTAGTTTTATCAATCATTCTCCTTTGGTTGTTGGGAGATGCTGGTGGTGCTCCAGGAGAAGAAGGAGCACTAGGAGCTCCACTGTTTGATGACGAAGATGAAATAGATTCTGGTTTTACTGGAGTGGGTTTATCATCTCCACCTCCAGGTCTAAAGTGCATTGGAGAAGTGCCAAGGGCATCACCAAATCCCATCTGCTGCATGAGTTCAGCATTTTTTGGATCAAATGCCTTATTCAGGTCAAATCCATCAGTCTTAATTCCTGTGCTAAAGGACTCTCCAATATTTGCATTGAATGGAAGCGAAGTGCTTGCAGTGAATGGGTTATCACCCGAGAAGATTTGTGAATTAGACAAACCTTCTAACATATTTGCTCTACCTCCACCTCCAGGAGCTCCTGGAGATTCTCCAACAACTCTGCCAGCAAAAGTATCTTTAAACTGTTGGATATCTTCATCACTAATATCTGCACCCATTGCCTTAGCAAAAGAAGCAAGTCCTCCAGCAAACTCACTCATAATATTGTCTGCGGTCAATTTAGTTTGCTCAGGTGCTGCTTGTGGACCTGGGATTGGCTCACCAGTTACAGGATCAATTTGAGTATCTTCTGCTCTTACAACTTGTTGACCAGTTGTGACCCCACCAGCAATACCAAATTCTTTTTTCTTTGCCTCAATTCTACCTGCTAATTCATTAATGGTTATCTTTCCATCTGGATTTTCAACTTTACCTGTTGCTGGATTGTAACCATCCAATCCTGCGTTGTCAGCATACCATCCTCTTACTCTAGCTGCAGAAAATCCTTGGACCCCTGTGCCATCTTTAGTTGCAATAACTGTATCTGCAGGATCTCCTGCAAACGCTGGTAAGAATGTAGAAACATAAACATGACCAGTAGAAACCATTCCACGAGAATCTTTCGGTGCCTTATCAAAACTTGGTTTCAAAAACTTCTCAATGTAAGGTAACTGCTCTAAAGCACTAGCAGTCTTCAACCATGAGAATGGTTTACCTGTGTTTAGTCCAGACCAAGTATCTGCTTTGAATTGAATTAAACCTGTCGCACCTTTCTTATGACTTTTGTTTGGAAGGAGACCAGATTCTGATGCCATCTTACCAAGCATGTCAGACGGATCACACTTCAATCTCTTGCACATCTCTACTAGTGCTGCAATAAATTCAGGTGTTGTCCTCTCTTTAGCAGTGCCAGTTAATTGAAGTTTAGAAGTCTGTGTCCTTACTTGAGTGGTGGTATTGCCATCAGCTTTAGCACCCCTGGGATGACTCAGGACAGTTACTTCCTTAGTTCTCGGTCCATATACACTACCGATGACTTTGCCCTTGTATTTGTCATCATGTTGCCAGTAACCACTCCATAATTTTTTACCACCATCTTGGGCAATAGCAGAGTCATTGCCACTAGACCCTGTGCTCGCGTCCCAACCTTTAGTTGTGCTGAAAACTAACGCGCCACTAGGCACAAGTCCTTTTACAACTGCCTCTCCCCATTCGTTATATGTCAGGGAGTTTGCCGTAACATTTCCATATGGAGACTTAATAGATCTACTCTTTCCAAGACCAGGAATAGGACCCCAACCCCAGTCTCCAATTACCTGAGAAATTAATCCCCTAGGCATATTACCACTATCAAGACCTGTGGCAACACTTGGATGACCAAATCCCGCACCATGTGCTTCACCAGTATAAATTACACCTGCTGTGCATGTACCGTTTCGAGCATATGGACCGTCAGGATTTACATATTTCGGTCCATTAGTTTTGCTAAAATCAAGTTTAGCCATATCGCCACCAGCGGCAAATTGTTGCAAATTACGCAACCCTCTTTTTCCTAATGCAGCCATATCTGCATTAGATTGCTTATCTTTATTTGCCTTCTCTGAATTTGCCTGACCACCAGAAGCAAATCCCTTCATCATACCACCAAGATCATATCCTGCTGCTGATGCTTGACTCATCCGCAAACCTGTTAGGTTTGGATTGCCCCTAGTTGCAGGAGTATCAACGGGAATTACAAATCCACCATTTGCTTTCTGAGCAACGTATTCTTTACCATGACCAATGAATGCAGTAGTCCTACCACCATCCATTGATACAGGATAACCTGTTTGCGGTCCATTAATCCAACCACCACCTGCACGAAGAGGAAGTCCACCACCACTAGATCTAGACAGTCCTGCCTGTAGTGCATCTCTGCTAGCGTTAAGAGCACCACCAATCTGTTGGGCTTGCTCATTGGTCTTCAAAAAGTCTGTTGTTGCTTGTTTTGCTTCCGAAGCCTTTTCTTTTATTTCCTCTTTGTTATCTAATGCACCCTTAATTAAAAGTCCAGCACCAATAACCAACCCAAGTTTACTTGCTCTTCTTAAAAGAGTATTCTTGGAGTTAAGAATATTTTTATTGAGGAATGATAATGCACTACCAAGATCGCCAACGATCTTCATAGGATTCTTTAAATAGCGAATCGCTAAGAATCCTATAGCAAAACTTTTTAACCTCCGCATCGCTGCGCCAAACTTCTCGCCTGGGGTTGCATCCTCAGACAGCAAAGTGTACAGATCGTCTACTAATTCCTGAGTCTGTTTAGTAATAAACTTAGTGATTGCCTTCAAGGCATCTACAATGACTGTGATTGTAGTTTTAATTTTTTCTCTATTCTCTTCTTTAGATAACCAATCTAAAGCAGCAACACCAATACCAAATCCAATAGTATTCTTCAGGAAATTCATCAGAGCTTCCAAGAATCCTATCTTAGGGAGAGATAGTTTTGGTGTTGCTACAGCAACACCTTCTTTCTCTACAGGTCCCTTTCTAGTTGTATATTGTGCTTCAAATTTAGGTTTTTCTGCTTTTACTTGAGCAAGTTGTTTTGCCTGATTGTCTCTATAATCTTTTAGGACTGCAGCAAGACTATTGACAGTAGTGCCAAGATTATTGATTGCAGTTTGCTGCTCTTTGAGTGCTGTAACTAACTCCTTTTCTTGCTTAGGAGCATCCTTGTCTACCCTAACTCTTGTAGTGATAAACTTATACGGTTTAATTTTTGCGGACTTCTTTACTGCTACCACGGATTACTGCTCCAAGAGAGGCGATTCAGATACAAAGATGTTAGACATATCTCTATTTATTATGACTGGAGTAGTGATGGGCACAGGCATTTCGATGACAAAAGGTATTGTCTCTGATGAATGGAAGTTTAAATCCATCGCATAAGTTTTAGAGAAATCATACTTACCAATCGTTTGTAACTTAAGATCATCTGCAAATCCACTCTTGGCAGCATCCATAAAATTAACCTTGGGGGTAGTCTCTTCAGCACCCTCAGGTATAATTTGATTACCTTTCTCATCGAATGAAAGATTAAGGTCACCGATATTTAAGATGTCTTCACCAGGCTTACCACCTGCCAGTGTATTAGCAAAATCTTTGAGCATACCAGGCAATGACTCAAAGAATTTCTTCGGCGGCGGTGGTGGTGGAGGTGGTGGTGGAGCTCCAGGTGATGTTGTTTGTAGTGCAGGAGATGAAGAATCTGAAGGAGTTACAGTTGTGTCACCCTCACCAGTAACTACAGGGATGTTACCTTTAGCACCTGCCTTAATTGCATTGGCAATCTTAGATGCTTCTCTATTAATAAATGCCTGAGGACCATCTAAAATACTCTGATTTAATGGTGCAACTTCCAGGAGTCCTGACAAGTTATTGCTATTGACAGCACCAAGCTTTCTCTGCGCTGAGTGAATACCATATGCAGCATTTAAAGCGTTGATGAATCCATTCTCTTTACCCCGTGCTGCCATGTTTGGGTTGATGCCCATCATGCCAGATCTACCCATTGGTGTGGGTGCATCCATATGAAGCTCAACTGTTGTGATGCCAGCAGCGTTATCTTTATCAATTCTAGAGTAATTGGATTGTGGATTAGAAGTATAATCAACCCTTACAGGTTTCCTATACATCGCAAGACCACCAGATAATGCAGCTGCTTTCTGTGCAATCTTATCGTTAAAATATGCCTCATTACTTTGATATCCCTTAGCATAAGGCATATGTGGTGCAGTTGACATATTACCTGAGATGCCGCCACCACTAGTGCCATAAGCGGTATCAGGACCAGGCTTCGTCATATCAGCATGACCCGCATACAGAGCAACTTTACCACCGCCAGACAGTTGCTGTATTGACGCACTAACATCAATAGGTTCTGCACCTGTAAGATCTTGGAATGTATTTTCTTTATTCAACCACTCCCAAATCTTTCCACCAGAATTCCAGATCTCACCAACAGCAGAGAAGATTGGTTTGATGGCATTGTCATAAACAAAACCAGGAATGCCAGTTGCAATCTTCCATGTCTCTTGAATTGCTCTAACTGCTGGATCGATGTATCCCTTAATGGGATCAATAATCATCTCACCAATTTCTTTTGCCTTAGCAAACCCTTCAGCAACAGTCTTGGAAACTTTGTTGCCTACAGCCGTTAGCATCTCTGGTATCAGAGTTGCTGGCATTCCAATAAGTTGGAATAATTCTCCTATTTTACCTGCAATATTGCCAAGATTCCATCCTGTAAATATACCTCTGATCTTTTCAAAGACCCAATTAATTGCAGCTTTACCTGCTTCCTGAATCATTTGAAGTAGGATAGGAGCACCCTCTTTGAATACTTTTCCTATACCTTGAGCACCTGCCAAAATGGTGTCAAAAATTAGATTGAGTAATTCTTGTGGTCCATTCAGCACATACTTTTGGAATGCTGCCCAGACTGCTTCACGCCATGGTTTAGATGCTTCCATCAACATCTTACCAAAGTCAAGCACTTGACCTTTAGCAAAATTCCACATGGAAGTGATTGCATTCCATGCACCATCCATAATCTGACCACCGAGATTCTTTATGGACTCCCAAAGTCCTGCCCAGAATTCTCCGTTAGCAATAAAGTCTGTCCAAAGTTTCTTCGCACCTTCTAATGCTGCTTTACCTAGAGCACCTAGACCTTCACCCTCTCCTGCCTTACCTGTCATGGTGCGGTAGATCCATCCACCAATTGCTTCACCAGCAATGGCACCAAGCATAGATCCAACAAATGCACCTAATGGCACTGTGATAGGTGCTGCAGGACCACCAAAGGCACCAATAGCACCACCTGCCCATCCACCTAATACCTCACCCAAACCAGCACCGAGACCCTTGGATGCTGCTTCCATCACAGAGTCACCAGCAATCCAGTTGAATACTGCAGTGATAAAGGTGCTAAAGAATGGAATCCTGATCTTCTTGATCAGTGCCATCACACCTTTATAACCACCTTTACCTAAGAATTTGAGAATAAATCTCTTAGATAGTTTATCAAGTCTAAACTTACCAAAAGTGTCGCCAACACCCTTTGTCAGAGTGCTACCTCTTACCTGAGTAGTGGGTGCTAAACTACCTGTTTTGGGAGCAGAAGTTAATCTACCATTATTAAGTAGTCTATTTGTTCTTGTATTTGCTCTTTGTGTTGCTTGAGATGGCGATAGTCCATCTCGTACTGCATCATCATATGCACCCGACCAAGCACGAGCAGCTTCGTTACCATGTAACTTAGAAAATTTATTAACACCACTCTGACGTGGGTTATCAACAGGACCACTCCTAGGTTTGGGTTTACCGTCCTTATCTAAACCTCCATCGTCAACTCTGTTTGTTGATCCAGTTGTATCTCCTCGTTTACGTCTACTATTATTCTTGCCATCATCACCACTTCTAGTTCTGGAAGGATCATAGTTATTGAATAAATCTAATACGCTCAGCAGATCGGTGACCAAACTGAATGGATTCATCAGATATTTTAATCCAATGATGCCTAGCATCATCTGACCAAATCCACCAATCCTATCTAAGAATCCGCTCTCAGGATCTACTAACTTACTAAATCCATCACCAATATTATCAACCGCTGCTTTGATGAAACCCCATACCTTCTTAACAACGAAGGTAAACTTCTTCATAAATTCACTGATCATCTTCTGATTATTTTCATCAGACAACCAATCTAATGTAGCTGCACCTATACCAATTGCCAGCAGGTTACCAAAGAAACCAACAAACGGTTGTAAAAGACCGTCAAGGAAACTCATGAATCCCTTACGTTTCTTTTTGAGTTTGGGATCTCTAGCTTCTTCTGCCTTACCTTCCCTCTCCATCTCTGATGAAGATTTAGTCTTACCTTCTTGCCTTTCTTCTGCTAAACGATCTGCTTCTAATCTTGCTTGACGCCTACGAATCTCCTCATTATTTTCTTCTAAGATCTTAGCAGATCTATTATTCTTATTGATATCCTCTAAAATTTTGCCGATCCCTTCTACACTGGCACCCATTCTGTTGAAAGAAAGAGTTGCGCCACGAACCAGTTTTGCTGCAGATGTACTATTAGTAGAAACACCTGCAGGAGAAACAAACTTATGTGCTTTTATTTTAGAGGTCATCTACCTGACATTTGTCGTTCTTTGGCTCTTCGCTCCTCTTCTTTGAGGAATTGGATCAACATCTGAACGTAAACTTCTTTTTCCCAAGGCATCAAGTTTTCTATGTATTGTATGTCCCACTTATGGTGATGCATCAGGGCGAAATTGGATTCAAAATATGTCTCCAAATCATTATGTAAAAGGGCTATGCGAAAAAAGATGCAAGTCCTTCAATAACAACCTCACTCTTAACTCCAGTATTAGGATTCTCAACCTCTAAGGTGTGAGAAAGTTTGGGCATTGTCTCAAAGTATTTTTGAATTTGCTGGAATTGCTTGCTGTTAAATTGCTCAAACCATTCACGCATTTCTGCTTTAGGTGTGTCTGCACAATCATAAACTTGATTGGTATCAGCAATACTAACAATGCAGTCTGCGGCAAGATCAAACACTTGATCTAAAGCAGACCCAGCATTCTCACTATCTTCAACATCAAAGTTTCCTTTGATGAAGGTATCCAAACTAGGATATCCCATGGTGATAATAACATCATCACTCAATTTAATTTCATTGGTGTGATCTTTATTCTTGACAATTTTAATATCGTCCAAGGGGATTTCAACCTTTACCTCAGTCTCATCATCGTCAGGACATGTAAGATTAACTTCAACAGTTTCACCAACAGATGATGCCCTGATTCTCAAGAAAAGATATTCAATATCGAATGTAGCAAGGTCATCAATTTTTTTGATGTTGGTGCAGTCAGTAAGGATGCGTTTGACAGCATCAATCATGTCTTCTTGATCACCTGATTCCATTGCAAGAAATAGAAGTTTCTCTTCTTTAACTAGGAAAGGTCTATATTTAACCGCTCTACCATCAGAAGGCAGTTTGGTATTATAATAAGGTACACTTAACTTAGGTAATGCCATAGAAATTCAACTCAGTATTTTTATTTAGGGGGTTAGGCGATGGGGGGGTTGCTGATGAAGCCAGACATTAACTGACCACCAGATTGTGAAGAGTTAGTTTTAAGGTTTTGTGCCGCTGGTGCTCTAGTTTGTGTTGCTGGATTTGGATCATTGATTGACTGTCCAGGAATGGGTAACGGAGAATCATCAGAAGCACCAGTATTAAAGTAGAATGCTCTACCATCATCATCTAGAATCTGCTTACCATAGAATCTATATCTCTCGTAATAGAATCCAACATCCAATGTGATTGTCTGAGCCTGTTGGTTATTGAGATTCATAGATCCAATATTATATGGAAAGACATTTTCCATATCATACACACCAACTAGTTGATGATTTTTAAAAAAGTCTGCTTTTTTAGGAAGTGGAATACCATTCTTCTTATAGAATCTTTTGGTTTCTTCTGTCAAGTCAAAGATTTTACCACCACCTCTTTCATACTTGAAAATATACAGGTGGGGAGCAGTGTAATCATCATAGTAATCAGTCATCTGATTAGAATCACTGGACATGATTTGTATCCACTTCTCAAAAATCATCCTAGTCTTATGTGACCTAGGCATTCTGAATGTGATACTAATCTGACTGAATGTTGACGTGGTTGCATAGTTATATGCTGCACCAACATTTTTAATTTGACCAGTGGTTACCTGCTTACTGGGAAGGTTAACACTGTCAGCATAATAGTTTAAGATCTTATTTTCATCCCTTACCTCCAGATCATACTTACCATACAGTAAATATCTACCAGATCTCAGGCACCTTGGCGTAGCAAAATTTACAGCATACAGATTCTGTGTTGCTGGTCCATTTTCATTGTCCTTAAAAAATGACTGAAACTCAGAGATTCTAAAGGAGCTTGAATGTCTACCCTTTCTTCTTAGATAGTTTTTGTTTCCTGCCATGTTATACCTTTAATTCCTTTTCGGTAATAATCTTAAACTCCCAACCATTATCTATACAAAATTCTGCCGCTGCTTTCCATTTTGCTTGGTTGACACTCCAGGTAACAACCTCATTAATATATCTTTTAGTCACCCTCTTTTGTGTGGGTGGTTCTTTGGTTTGTCGGTATGGTTTTACCTCAACCAAATACTTATTGCGACCAATCTTTAAATAAAAATCAGGAAAATAACGATGACGCTTACCATCTACAGGAGATATGTAAGGTATGATGATCTCTTCACTTCCCCACTCTTCAATTGATGGTGTAATATCACACCACTTCATAAATTTATATTCCCACGATGATCTATAAATGATATTAGTAGGGTCACCCTTATACTTCCTAGGAAAGGAAGGTCTATACTTTCCCTGATACCTCATAAATAGATTGTATGATCATATATCTATTTAGACCCAATGGCTAAGGGAAAAAAATCTGGATCTGTTTTGAAGTATCCTCTAAAGCCTCCTGTTGCTGGTAGTCCCTACCTAGAAAGCACAGAAGGACCAACTGGAAGGATGGATTTCCTTAGATTCCAAAGGTTTAGAATCAACTATGCAGATACACAGTATGGAGGATTGAATCTTCCTGATAACAAGGCAACGACTACGTTGAATCCTACTATAGCATACTTGACTATGCCGCATAACATTACGGCAAACTATCAAGCAACGTATAACCAAGCAAACATGGGTGTGCTTGGCATTGCTGCAACCAGACTTGCATCAGCAATCACAGATGGAATGGCTGGTGAGCAATTAAATGAAATGCTTACTGACATTGTGCAGAGAAGTGCTGGTGGTGCTCTTCCAGAGATGCTATTTAATAAAGGTGCTACTGCTATCCAAAGTTTAAATCAATTGGGTAGTCTGGGTGGTGATATTACAGGTAATAACTTGAGTGCTTTGTCTCAGGGAAAGGTTATGAATCCCTATACTGAGCAGGTTTTCCAAGGTATCAACTTTAGAAATCATGTCTTCACCATCAAAATGCTTGCGCGAAATAAAAAAGAAGCAAAGGAGATTTTGAATCTAATTCAATACTTTAAAGAGGGTGCCCTTCCACAATTGGCAGATGCTCCTAAGACAGGAAAAAATAAATCAAATCAAGGTCAAAATAGTAACAACGTCTTCAAAAAGAAGAGTACAAAGCAAAGCACTCAAGGTAGATATCTTAAAGTGCCTGACTATTTTGCTCTTGAGTTTGTCAGACTGAATATGGAAACAGACACGCTTACACCTGTGCCTCACTATAAATTCCAACCATGTGTCTGTCAATCTGTAAACGTAAATTATACACCAGATGGTCAGTATGTATCTTTCAAGGATGCTATTGCAGATCTTAGACCAAATAATGATGGCTCTTTGAAGCAAATGATGGTGCCTGCAGTTGAATTGACACTCAATTTTGCAGAGGCAAGAATTGTAACACAAGCAGACGCAGAAGCAGGATTCTAATATGGCATACTTCGATCTATTACCAAATCATTATGTTTGGGAAGGGAATGCCATCGGTGGCATTGACAAAAAACTAGTCAAAAACATATTCAGAAGAGTCGTCCTCGCTGATAAGATTGAGAGGTATGTTAATTCCTATGAGGCATACTACATTGAAGATGGTGAGAGACCTGAAACTATTGCATATGATTCCTTTGGAGACGCTGAGTTAGACTGGGTAATACTGTTAGTAAACAATATTACTGATCCATATACACAATGGCCTATGGATACAAATGCACTATTAGAATATACAACATCTCAATATAGTGATCCTGATGCAATTCACCATTGGGAAACAAAAGAAGTTGAATTTGAGGGGGCAATCTTCAATAAAGAAGGTATAGAAGTAAATGAAGATTACGTTGTGACTCTTCCCGATGGGACAACTCTTGGTAGAGATCAATCAATATTCCCTGTGACTAACTTGGAGCATGAAACTATGCTCAATGAAAAGAAAAGACTCATTGGTATTCCTGATTCCAATTTCGTAGCATTCTTTGAATCTGAAGTTGATCGTCTCACTGATTACGAAGAAAATCCAGAGCTTGATAGAGATGGCAATAAAACTAGTGTCATCAATCCTACTGCTAAGTATCTACAGCGGACTCGTTATAGAAGAGATGGTCAAAATATTTCTGTAGCAGAAGAAGGTGTCCTTTCAGGTGACAATCCTGTAATCGATACTTTCGCTCAAGATTTTACTGCTGATGATCTCCTCGTTGCATCCGTAACAACAAACACAAGCAACATTCAAAGCACTACATCTACTAGTAGCACTAATACTGCGACAACTACAACAACCACAACCACAACAACATCTACATCTAGTGGATCTTCTAGTAGCAGTGGATCATCTGGTAGCAGCGGCGGAGGATACGGTGGAGGATATTGATCCCAGTGAATTTATAACCATGGATATATCAAAAGACGGACTGCACCTTGTGTACAAGTCCGTCTCTTTTCATTTGGATAAGTGGTGTGGTGGAGACCCTAGAGAGCAAGAAGCACTCTTTATGATGAAAGATAATCTGTTGCGTATTATATTAGAGCAACAGTTTGAAAAACCATAGGGGTCAAATTTTTGGCGGGATTTTTTTTCCGACTTTCTGGTAACTAAAAGTCGTTTTTGGTTTTGACCATCACGTTACCAGCAATGACTGACCTATATCTATGTGATGTATTCTTTTTGACACCATGTCTCAACCAGGAAGGGAAGACTATAAAGTCTCCCTTATTTTGTGGTGGAATAGTTTCTACTCCACCCTTAGTCCAGTAAAATAAACTGAGATCAATTGGATCAGTAAAGTGGACCCAAGAATAGACTGCATTAGGAGATAGATGATCGTGCTCTGGATGGTGTGCTCCCGTAGGATATATTTGCATCCAGTATGAGAATTCATAATCACGAATCAATCCCAAGTCGTGAGCAACCTTGTCAAGTATTTGACCATAGCACTCAGAGAATACAGACTCGGGTCTCCGATCCCATTCCAAATAGTAAGAGGAAAAATGTCCTCTACCATAATCATATGAGTCTCTATTAGAAAGAAGAGCAGTTGAAACTTCTTCCAACTGCTCTTGATCGATAACTATATTATCTCTCCACAACTCCATTAGTGTACATGAAACTCAAAAATGGAGCGAGGACGATAGTTGTATCTGTATCGATGCCTGCCATGTTTCCACCTATTGTGTCCATGGCAATGCCATTCAATATCCCGATGGGGATGACTGTGGCATGTGTAATACCTTTTAGCAGGTTCGAAATGATGGTGATGATGTCCACGATTATGACGTGGATGTGCCAGGGCAGGTGCCCCAGCAGCAAAAGCCAACATCACTGCCAACATAGCAGTTTTCATTAGTCTTCTTCAGCAAGTTTTGCAAAGTAAGACATTGCATCTTCCTCATCATCTACAGGAGAAGCAGCAACTGCTTTCTCTCGGAAGTTAGAAACTTCTTCACCCCAAGAGGGTTTCGATGGGGAGACTGTAATGTCAGGGTCATTGAAACTACCACGACCTTCAGACTCATCCTCCAGGGATTCATCAACAGGACGGGCAGGTGTGGGTGCCTTGCCAAGGACAAGATCCAAACGCTGCTTCAGTTGCTCATAGGTCTTGAAGTTTTTAGCGTCTTCAAACTCTGCGAGAGAGTATGCATCTTTCCAGATTGCTTCCAGACGATCATCAGAGAAGTCTTCAAGCACTCCAGGAGAAGCAAACTCAGACTTGTCATAATTCCAGTAACCATCGACCTTGCGGATCTTCAGTTTGAAATTAGCACCAGTCCAGAAGTTGAAGGGATCCAGAGGAGTTTCGTCAGCAAATGCAGGTTGCATTGCCTCAACGATTTTATCAAAGATCTTCTTACCATACTTGTAGAGGAAAACCTTACCCTCATTTTCAGGGTGTGCAGGATCACTGACAACATAGATGTTGCTGTAGTAAGAGAGCTTACGCTTCTGAGCACGAGCAACTTCCTTGTCAGAATCACGACCACTATTCCAGAGTTGGCGATTCAACTCAGCAACAGGATCATCCTTGCCAACAGTGGTCAAAGAGTTTTCGATATACCACTGACCGCCAGGACCCTTAAAAGCATGGGACCAGATCTTTGCCCAAGGCATTTCTTCGCCATCGGGTGCGGGCAAGAAACGGATAACAGCATAACCGTTACCAGACTTGTCCATCTCGGGTTTCCAGAGACGCTCGTCAGGACCAGCGCCACCCGAAGGTTGATTAATTTTTTCGATCTCTCGTGTCAGTTTTGCCAGCGAGTTGCCAGCAGCGGACGCTTTTTTGAGGGATGCGAATGACATGATTGTATTCTCCGTATTTGTTGTGTGTAGTTGGATTGGTTGCTACTGGATAATCGTAGCATACTATTTAGTCGTTGTCAATTTCCTGTTGTGCCGCTTTCTCAAGCGTCTCCACCATGGCATCCATGCACTCCATCATGGTCTTATAACCAAAGGCATTGCACAGTGCGTTGATTCTAGTTTTCATATCTGCTGCTGCAGAATCAGTCTTAGCAGCAAGTGACAGTCTAGTATAGAAAGTTTTCTGCTTGTCGATTAGATTTTTACAATCCTGAATATGATCTAGTTTTTCTTCGGGACTCATGTCCGACAGTAAACTAGTCCTGCTTGCAACTTCCTGATAGGTTTGGAAGATCTTTTCTAAATCTCCTTTGACCTGATCAGATGCAAAAAATGTGCTATCATTCATAGTTTTTCCTCTATGGTCTTCAGTATGATTTGTTTATACTTCTTACAATCAATATCTAAAAACGGTTGATACTTTTCGATCTTCAATTTAGTGTCTTGCCAAATTGGATCATTTAATACCTTATCGATGCGACTAACATAACCAAGACAATAATTAAATACTACCAAAGTCTCTAGGTTAATCTCACTTGCGTAAAATCTTTTTAGTAAGAAGGGATGCTTACCTTTCTCTGCTGCAAATAACTTATCGAAGTTTTCTTCATATGGATAACCGATATCATCCAAGAGAATATTTACATCCTGTTTAAATTTATAAGTAAATGATTCTTGAAGTGACTTCCACTGTTGATATACATCTAAACTGAAGTTTCTTAAGTAACCTTTACCATCACACACAAAATTAGCAACAAAATAATCCAGCATTTCTGCATCGGAAAACTTTGTTGCTAACTTCTTGAAAAAATATCTATCATTTCTTTGCTCAAATGACTTCTCGCTTGCACGAGACTTGCCACGATACTTCACATAATCATAATCTGGTTTGGTGAAGTGATTTTTCAATGCGAGATACATCTTATACACTTCAAATCCTGTCACAGTGGCAGCACTCCCTTTGATGTTTGTTTAATGTAGTTAAGTCGTTGTGCTTCATGCCGAAGTCTTTCTTTTAGTGGTTTGGACAACAGCTTAGGCACTGTTTCGATCTCAATCTCATTTTCTTGGCAGTAAGTTACGACTGCTTCGATATAAGAGATCAATCCCCCACTCGTTTTAACAAGTTTTTCGATCTCCATAGAAAACTTCGACGGAGTGAGAAACTTTTCGTCAGTTTCCTTTGGCATTTGCAAACTCTTCGATGTAGGTTTTAAGTAACTGTAAATAGTCATCAAGATTGTACTTCTCAAACACTTGAATAGACCCGTCTTCAACCGCGATAAGTGTGACAATTTTCTTTACCTCAATTCCTGTCCTTTCTAGAAACATCGCTGCGTATGCAGTTTCTTGCACAAAATAGTGCTCGATGTAATCTTCTTTCTTTTCCTTAGTTGAGGTTTTAAAATCGATTACTGCCAATTCGCCATCGAATTCAGCAATACAGTCAACCCTACCAGCTAGTCCAAGATAATGTGAGTAAAGAAAACCCTCCAAACAATGAATGTTATCAATCCGATTGAGCGTAGCCTTTGCGGACTGAAACATTCTAACAGACAATGGATTGTTTGCCAAGTACTTTTTTAGATCTAGATTATCTTTGAAATAGTCTTCAGTGATACTGTGAAATGCTGTGCCCCGTTGTGTAGCACGGGCAGTGATGCGATTAGCCTCCGTTTCACCAATTTTTCTTCGCCAATCTGCGAAGAATGCAGCGTTTTTAAACGATGTGATTGAGGTAACACTCGGGTAATATTTATCTGCTCCAGGGATGGGATAAAATCTTACCCCATCTTCACTCACAGGTTCGACATCGGGAGTATCGATGTCAACATGGACAAAATTAAATGGCATTAGAATCCGAGATTGTATTTGCTGATAAGGTAGGATTTAACGAGACCAGATCTAACGATATCATCAATACCAAATTCAATACATGAAAACTCTTCCATGTTTTGTAGAATTTTAATGAAGTCTGAGATACCAGATCTTTCATGGTCTCTAGTAAGGTCAGACTGTGTGATGTCACCACACAACATGATCTTAGAGTCTTCACCGATACGGGTGATCATAGAATCTAACTCATGGAAGTTTAGATTACTGAATTCATCTACAATAACAATGGCATTATCAAGAGTAACACCCCTAATAAAACTTGTAGACCAGAAACTAATAGTTTCCTGCGCTCGGAGGTTGTCATATAGCATCTCAAATGAATTGTCATCTGGCATACTAAACATGTATCTCACCATATTTTTGTATGGGATTTGATACAGTGCAGATTTATCTTCATGGTCTCCAGGTAAGAAACCAATCTCTCTTGTAGGCACAAGTGACCTTACGATATAAATTTTATCATAAGGTGTGGCATCGTCAAGCACCTCTCTAAGTGCCATGTAGAGAGTAATGAAAGTTTTACCAGTGCCTGCTGCACCATGAAGTAAAAGATTTTTTCCAAGATCATACTGCTCAAAAGCAACAGTCTGATTCTCAGTCAACGGTTTGATAGGCACCATGTAGGAGCTATCAATAGGTTTCTTTCTTTTCATCTGCTTCGAACTCATACCAGGACGGACAGGGTTTGCACTACTGGTGTTACGCTTTCTTGCTCTAGCCATATCAAGTAAATCGACTCAAATTTGCACGGGGGTGATGACTCTGCACTTTGGACATCACTTCTTTGAAACCATCAGACTGTTTGGGTTTACCATAGATGGTGCCTGTTGGCGAGGCTGCCTCCCAGTCCTTATCCCAATCAGGATTATCCTCCTTCCACTGACAGTATTCTGCCATTGACATTCGGAATTCTTTTTTCTCTCCAGTCTTGAGATTTTTTACATTGTATGTAGGCATTTAACAGTCCTCCTCTTTTTTGAATTGTTTACGACACTTCTTGACCTCTTTCAATTCTTCTTTGATCATTTGATATGCATCTTCAGGAGTGATACGTCTTGACATTTCCATGGCAATAGTATATTCAACTCGTGTGCCGAAGTGTTTGAGTGCTTCTTCAAATGAATTTAGCTCTTCATACATCAATCAATCCTCAAAGAAGGTTGTAGGCAGTTGCAATCGTCTAGATGCTCAGAGCATCCACAGTCCCCCTCAGCACACCACCCAAGCGCCTCAGAGACGATTGGAAACTGGCAGATGAAGTGCTGCTTACAAAGCTCAGCGATGTCCATGTGCTCCTTCTGAGTGCCATTGGCAGTCCTCAGATTAATATAATGGATCCATGAACGCAGATTGCCCGTCATGTAAAGTTTTGTCCCTACGGCGAGGGGAAGCACAAAACGAGCACACTCCTTTGCAATTCCTTCTTCAAGCATCCTCTGATATAGATCCATACCTGCAGCAAAATGATGCTGCATCAAGATCTCAAATTTCTGTTTAGTAAACGGGTCAAGATCATCTGTAGAATTCTGACGATTCTTGTTGTCCTGACGACGGAGCTCTGGGAGTGAGATCTTCTCCGCGAGTAGGGAAGAATCAGCATAGCGTTGGGAAAACTCTTGAAAACAGAAGGATCTATGACGCAAAATTTGAGCTGCCAGTCCCCTGGTAGTCTCAATCTCAAGAGTCATTGTTGCTTGCTCAAACACAGACCAGTGCCCATGCTTAATACAATACTTCAACAGTCCTGCAACCTTAGGATTCTCCTGATTTGCAGGATTGCTTACGCGAGCAATATACCCAATTGTTTTCTCTGCATCAGGAGTGACAGAGACCAAACATACTTTACTCATTTACCAAATAGCATTCTAGAAATAATAATTAAACCAATAGACTTGAAGTAACCTATAGCAGGCAGTCCAAAGATTGCAGGCATTACCCAATTCCATACTAACATGAAAAGCAAAGGAATGCAAAGCAGTCCTACAATGATTCCAAGTTTCTGTGCTCTTGTGCGAGGAAGTGGGACCTCTTCGATGTCTTCCTCCACCTCGTCTTTAAATTTATTGAAATAGATGGTCATTTCTTTTTCTTTTTAGGAGCATTAGGATCAACCCAGAGTTTAGGATTTGCTCTACCTTCAGTCTGTGTCATATTCACAAAGTCATGACGATATAGATCCCAATAATAATCAAAAATGTCCACCTTTTTGGCTGCAGAAACAATATCAAATTTTGTTATGCCATCTTGCAGATATTCTACAAGATAGGCAGTGTAAGGAAGTGATCGATCCGTCGCAACAGAAGGATCACATTCCTTATGAATGAATTTCAACCTCGACCTCCCCATTGGATTTGTGGAAATGCTTCAGAGACTACTGTTTTAGTAATCCGTTTGTATTTCTCACCCAGTCTACCATCCTTTACCAGACAAAGCAACTCTGCTTCTTCTGCGGACAATCCTTCCAACAGTTGCACAAACATTGACTCCCTTTTGAGACCAGGAAGTTTGTCAGCACCACCTTTGAAGAAACGGTAGAGACCTTTATATTCAGACTCCAGTCTAGTATGCTCCGTGCCAACTGGAGCATCGTTAGGGGTGTATGGCACATCACCTTCAGGCAGCACTGAGATAAGACTATCATCAAAATTAATGATAAGAATCTGTCTCAGTGCTGTGCTGTTGTGATCACGAAGAAGTTTTACCTTCTCGCTTTTGGTCTTTGCGTTAGAAACTTTTCTAAGCACTTCAGAAAGCAGCAGTCTTTTATTGCTGTTTTGTAATCCTGCGGGCATAATAAACTCCTTTAATCATCATCTTCTTCATCCTCCCAAAATTCTACATCATTTCTAATGTAAAGGAGATCGTCTGATATAAGCATACCATCTTCTCCTATCATTTCTGGGTGTGTAATTGACTTAGCGAAGGCAGCGTTTTCGATATAGTCTTCAACGTATCCTTTTGCTAACCATGAAACTGTAATGCCTAAAATAAAGGCACCGACAGTTACTAAAACTACCAATGCAACTAACATGGTCTCCTCCTTATCTATTTACAATGATATGGAAACCTACCTCCTTCGCTAACTAAGATTATTTATAGGAGGTTCTGCTCCCTCAAATACTGGACAGTCTCAACGCAACCGCCGAGATTCTTTCCGCCCTCTACGACTTGAGGAAATGTAGCACCTTCACCAAACTGAGAATAAAATCCAGATCGATCAAAGTCTCGACCAAGTTTATATTCTACAAATTTAAAATCGTAATGCTGCATTACTGTAACAATCTTCTGACAGTATGGGCAACCGTCTCTGGAATAAATGGTGTAATTCATGAATGCTCCAAATAAAAAAGGGACACCGCAGTGTCCCCAGATTGTGTTTTATTTAGACCGTATCAGAAGTTATACTTCAGACCGACCTTACCACCATAACCACGGTCGATGTCGTCGTCACCAGAGCCGATGAAGGAAACTTCACCATATGCACCGAGCTTCTCGGTGACAGCAACGCCGATACCTGCCTTACCAGAGGGGACAGTATCGCTGTCGCCACCATCAGGGGAGACCAGGCTAGCGCCACCTTGTACGTAGTAGGAAGCAGATTCACCCAGAGCGCCTTCGTAGCCTACATGGAAATCTGTAGTTGCGCCAGTGTAATCAGCGCCCGTCCAACCTGCGTTGGTTTCCACGTTGACGTAGGGTCCTGCAAGGGCAGCACCAGGAGCAGCGAAAGCAGCAGCTGCTGCGAGAGTTGCGAAAGCAGTTTTGATCATTTGTTAATACCTTTTAGTTACTTGCGGAATGGTTACCCGCAGATGAATAGGGACTCGACTTGTCCCGTTTACCCAAACATTATAGCACTTCTTTTACTGCAGGTCAAGTGTGACAGAATGTAAAGGTGCTGTTATTTATACGAGTTACAAAGTCACTTTGATGTGAGGATACTACTAAATGTTATCCCAAGGTCTCAATTTTTTGAATCTTTTTCTTGCTTCTTCTTCAGTAATGTCACCAGCCTCCAGTTCATCTCTAATGTCCTGAGTCTGTTTCATGTATATACGAAAAGATTCTCGTCGATCTCTTCCACGTTTTGAAAAATTTCTATCAATCATCGATTGCAACGTAAGAATAAAGGATTGCTTGGCGTGTATGCCATATTAAGTTAGTATTGGTAGATGTGTCAAGTAGATCTGCCGATGTCCTAATAATATTAACAACGTTAGATATTTCTAGAGTTGCATTGCAATCAGTGCCATCACTATCACGGAAACATAACTTTGTGCCATTGTTTTGCACCGACAATCCGCCGTAACCACTACCTCTGACAATCTGTGCTTGGTATCTACCAGGACCCTCAAGTCTTACAGTCTTACTAGCACTTCCAGATTCAGCATTACCCTTAGTGAAAGATGCTCCAGCAATAGCCCAGGTGCCTAAGGCATATCCAAAACTAGATGCATCATCCCAATCAAAATCAAGATCAACATCGACAGTGCCAACACCCTCTACAATAATTGACCCATCACCTTTACTAATCTGATCAATACGAAGTTTAAATGGTCCACCACTTATATCCTTGCCAGAAATATCAGGGAAAGAAAGTTTGTCTCCCTTTTGATATCCAGTGCCAGCATTATCAATAGAAACAATCTTATAACTGGTGTTGTTTGGATTTCCACCTGCACCTAATAGTGCATCAAATCTAACAGTAAGAAGCATACCAGATCCACTACCACCTGTAGGTGATACCTGTGCCTGCACGAAATCATTTTCATTACTCCACAATTCTGCTCTACCACCATAACTAGTCTTCGCAGATTCTCCAACTGCTTTGCTGAAATATCCAGGACGACGATTGCCAGGTAAGTCATAATCTTCATACAAAGAAAATGCAATCAGTTGTCCTGCATCACCATCAAAATATACACTGACATTCGATGGGTTTTTAGTCATTTTCCAAGCACCACCTGCTGGATTAGAGTCCCATCTATCTTCATTAGGTTGACCAGATTGATTTGTAACCGTCATTGTTAACTGGTGAGCACCAGCAGTAAAATTAAAACTACCAGTTGAAGACGATGTAAACCCTGAATGGGTTATGATGTTAGTCCCATCCCAATCTATTGTCATAGTATTGTCGGAAGCATACTCAATATCATAACTACCAGAAACAGGAATATCGATTCGGTAAGTAAGAGATTGAGGATCGCCAGCATAGGTCTCAAAGTTAGATGAGAATACAGCATACTCATCCATGAAATCACCCCAAGCATTATGAGGACCAGACTTAACCCAGTCCAAAACTTCAGTATCTTTGCACGGTGATCCACGACAGATTCTCATATACCATCCACCAGGATTACGAGTCCAACTCTGTGCCCATTTATTTTTATCTGTGCCCTCTTTACCTACAGGATTATCACCCTCACAATTAGGATAATATGTTTTGACTACATTAGGTGCATTGATCTCACCACTAGAAATATAACCATCATATATGCCTTGCTTTGTTGCTGCCCATGCAGTTGGATTCAATACAGTGTCGGATCTAGATCCACCCTGAGCAACATAATAATTACAATGTGCTGTGTGACCATCCATGTCTGGTGCTCTACCCCTAAGACCATACTGTCCTGAAATAGTTTCCGTGCGACCAAATCTACCCGTAATATATTCCTCAGCAACTGCTTTACCAATAGCAGTAAAGTATCTGGCAGGATTTGTATAATTTAAAAATCCATATATGCCATAAGTATCAGTGTATTCATCATTTGGATCATCAAGATCTATTGTGCCACCATATGCACTACCATTTACAGTAGTATTAATTCTAATAGCACTTACAATTATGTTTGCTGGTATATTATTTGCTACCATGTGTGGAGTCTGAAAACTCCACCAGACATAATCGCCTGCTTCATATCCAGATCCAGGATTTACAATACTATTGACTCTAAACCTATTGTTAGTAGGATTACCTGCTGCACCAGGCCAAGCCTCAATAGTAATATTCAACCGCATTCCTACCCCACCACCATTTGTTAGAATATCAAAGGTGTCGGTGTAAGTATCACTTAAAGATCCCCAGAATTGTTTCTGACCACCCTCTACATTATAAAACCACTGTGATGGCATTGATCCATCTGCTTTTTGGAAATCTGGACCACTACCGAAGTTACCATGACCAGACCAGTTGTAAGGAGTGATAATACCATTAGGACCAACGAAGTTATGACTAAATCTTCTGACAACAGAGTTGCTTACAAAATGTCCATCTAATGTCCTGGGTTGTCTACTAGGATTAGAGTTGGTGCAAACAACAATAATTTTATGTGTGCCTGCTGTTACTGCCCTTTCAACAATATATGGCGTTGAAAGATCTCCTGCTCTGAAAATACCACCAGCAACATCTAACAGTGGCACTTCCTCCTCATCAAAGAAAACTTTTGCAACGTCGTCAACACCAAACTCAAAGAAGTAAGTATCAGTCGTTGGAAACTGGACCAAATATGTAACCGTTTGAGTGAGACATGGCAATGTACAGACCATAGGGTTGACCCATACAGCATATCGATTTGCAATATCAGACCAATAACCAAGAGAACTTGGAGCAAGATCTGATGTTACTTCTTCAATAAAGAATTCTGCATTGCAATCATTACCATCACTATCTTTCAAACAAAGTTTATTTCCATTATCAATAACTTTGATTGGTTGATTGTTAGAATTTAAATCTGTAAATGTAATTGGATACTGCACATTAGCACTGATGGCAACTCTGTGCGATTCAGATCCTCTCTCTGCTTGCTCAAAAGATGCAGCACCACCCCAACCAACAGCAGCAATACCAATAGCATCACCACCATTAGGATTGTTTACCGAAATAGTATTAACACCTTTCTTTACCTTGTGAATTGTTAAGGTGGCATTACAATCATTACCATCATCATCTCTGAAGCAGAGCACCTGTTTAGTGTTACCATCATCATCAGCTTCAACACTAAATCCACCAGAATTTCCAGTGATAGTTGCACTATAAACATTACCAGCAACAACATCCATTTTCTGTGTGTCATTACCATCAGGAATACCTGTGGTCTGTGTGAATGTAATACCATTTGCAGACCATGTGCCTAAAGCAACGCCATGAGTATTGGGATTATCATCCCATTCAAACTTAAGTGTTACCTCAGCATCACCGTTACCATCAACAACCAGATCGCCAGCAGAATTAAAGTAAACTTCAATATCTTCACGCTGAAACTCAGGTCCTGCTACAATGTTTTGTTGTAGTTTAACTGCAACGCCAGATGTCCGATACTGATTGGGAATGTTTACTGCAAGCAAAGACCAGTTATCAAAATTATCATCATACTCTCTATTACTAGCACCAGGATTATCCTCTCTCCAATCTTGTCTAGAAGGAAGTAAAACTTCTTCACTATTGTCAGGCCAAATAACTCTCAGACCCTCTCCACTATTATTAATTCTTTCACCACCGTTTCTATCATTACCAGAAATAGCATGGACGAATAACGTCCTAGATCCAGTAAGATCTGCAGTAAAGTCAACCCTTCTGGTTGTTTGCATTGAGCTGAATGGACTTGTAGTTGGTGTGCCAAAAGCAAAGTATTGAGTTGCAGAAGTATTACCCTCAGGTGGAGCAAACTGTCCAATCTCACCAACACCATTACCATAGTAAAGAAGTGCCACACCTGTCATGGTTGCACCAGGCAAAGCGGCAGCATCGTAAATATTACTTTGTGTCCATGTTGTAGGACTATTTCCTGTATCAACGTCCTGCAAATTTAAAGTAATCTGACCCAAAGCAGTGGAGTGATTAGTAGGATCATCATCCCACTTAAGCGTCAACACAACAGTGCCAGTGTCAGATTGATCTCCACGGACAACTAACTTTGTGCCATCATCAGAAAATTGCACATCTAGAGTTGGGACTTCTTGCTCTCCAGAATATGCAGCATAAGTTACTGGAGTAGATCTCTCTCTAGGATACAGTTTTGTTGTGCTTCCATCTTCATTAACCCTAGTGATGGGAGCAATATTAATATCATTTCTAAATGGATTGCATGTAGTTGGATTGATTGGAGGAACAAAGAAATCATCCTTCAATCCCCATTCTTTAGTGCCATATCCTGGCCAGTCAAAACACTCACCCGCAATTTGGAAAGTGCAAGGTGGCATAGGAAAATCATTTTCCTGCGTCCCAGGATCCCAAACAGGTCTACAATTATAAAGCTCACCTGTCTCAGGATCTTTCTTACATACAATCTTTTTCAGGGGATAAATTGGATTATCCCCATCAAAAGGACCAAAAATATCTTCATCATCGTCATCGTCAGGAGGACCAAGACGACGAGGAGCAGGAGCGTCACCATCATCAAAGATGATTATGGCATCACATATGGGACCGAAATTACCTTCAGGTCTATAATACTGATTGGGGTGACTCATTGAAGATTATTTTTTAATTATTTAGATACCCATTCTCACGCAACCACTGACCAGTCAGAGGAGTTGGAGGATAAACTTCCCACATTTTACCATCCGCACATGCATTGAGAGCAGTCTGTGTCATTGCTTGTGTGCGACCTGCCCACTGTGCTTCTGCTTCCCACGGGACCGCAGAGGGGGGATAGGTGCGCTCTGCCATCACACGCCAGATCATAGGAACTTCATCCTCTGGTTTGATAATAGCAATCATACTATTCTTGATGGTGCCTGCCATACAGTCTTGTGCAGCGTGCCAACCCTCATGACGCATCAATGTCATCAACACACTAGGACGATCCATATATCTCCTGTTGAGATAAACGTTGTTACTAACAGTGTGGTATACACCACGATGCATTGGAGGGAAATAACGCTCATCAGCAAGGAATACTTTAATTCCAATCTGATTCATTGTCACCAGCATCGCATTAAACTCTTGTGCGATTGGTGTAAACTCTTCCGTGTTGGGATATTGACTAGAGATATCCAAAAGAGAATAAACTTCTTCAACATCATCTTTACACTCACGCAATAGCATACATCCCATTGCGTCCATAGTATTATAACCTTTGGTGATTTTGTCTTCACCTGCCTCTACGGGGACTGTCATCCCTTGTGCCGCTCCAAGAAGGAGTCCAGCAAGGATATACTTAAACATAAAAAAGAGGGTCGTTTGACCCCCTCATTATATCACAGAGCGTTGCCTCTTGGCAATACCTCTTCAGGAAATATGAAGTTTTCGTGAGGTTGGTCAGCAGGTGCCATCCAGGTACGAAGACCTTCATTCAGAAGGATATTCTTCGTATAGAACGTCTCAAATTCAGGATCTTCTGCCGCCCTGATTTCTTGAGATACAAAATCGTAAGCACGAAGATTGAGAGCAAGACCAATGATTCCAATAGAAGCGGTCCAAAGACCCATAACAGGTACAAACAGCATAAAGAAATGAAGCCAGCGTTTATTACTAAAAGCAACTCCAAATATCTGGGACCAGAAACGGTTAGCAGTAACCATCGAATAGGTTTCTTCTTCTTGAGTGCTGTCGAAAGCTTTAAAAGTGTTTGCTTGATCACCATCTTGATACAAAGTATTCTCTACTGTAACACCATGGATCGCAGAAAGCAAGGCCCCTCCCAAAATACCAGCAACACCCATCATGTGAAATGGATTCAGTGTCCAGTTATGGAAACCTTGGAGGAAGAGGAGGAATCGAAAGATTGCTGCCACCCCAAAGGACGGAGCGAAAAACCAACTGGACTGACCCAGTGGGTAGATAAGGAAGACGCTGACAAAAACAGCAATAGGACCAGAGAACGCAATAGCATTGTAAGGACGGATACCGATAAGACGTGCCAATTCAAATTGGCGAAGCATGAAACCTATGAGAGCAAAGGCTCCGTGGAGCGCCACAAAAGCCCAGAGTCCCCCAAG